TCTTTTCTCTCACGATATTTACGGAGCAAATGCTCCGTAGCCATGATATAGTCCACTTATTTAATTGACCTATACCAAAGAAGTCCTTTAGTTTGCCCGTATGCTGCTTTGACTTTAGCCTCTTCTGGCTTATCTAAACAAACACCTGCTTCAACAGATTTAATCTTAGTAGAATCAGTCATCGCTGGTTCACTAGGCTCAGACCTATTAGCTTTTTTAGAAGGAGACGGGTATCCCTTCATTTTATCGTAATACTCTCGCATTATTTTTCTCCGTTTTGTTTCCTACTCTCTCGAACTGTTTTTACCAGTTCTGTGTAGTTCTTTTCAGCATCAGCTTTTGCTTTTTGCTCTAGTTCTTGTAATTCTATAGCAGCTTTAGTATCTTGTACTCTTAAATCAGCTTCTATTTTCTCACGTTTGATTTGTGCATCTAGTTGAGCTTTATTCATAACAATTTCTGCGTCACGCATATCGTCTTCTGCTTTTTGCATTAACTGTTCTTTTTCTAATTGTAGTTGTTGCTGGAACATTTCCATTTGCGGATTTTGTTGTGCTGCTGCTTGGGCTTGTGCCATAGCTTGTGCTTGACCTGTAACTTGTTGTGTTGCTTGTGCCGCCATCATAGCTATTTGGTTCATAACTTCTGGAGGCATTTGTCCATCTTCCATCGCAGGTAATGGTTGACCCATTGCTTGTTCTATTTGTTGTTTATACAACATTGATTGATGTTCTTGTATATTAGCACTAATACCCTGACTAGCTACGGGGTTTTGTTGTATCATCGGGTTTTGTAAAAAAGCACTATGACTTGCTATATACGCCTCATGGTTTTGAAACTCGTAAGCTTTTATAGGATTGCCTGTCATAGACGCTTGTTGGTCACTAATAGGGTCACGTGCAGGTACTTCTTGTTCAGGAGGTAATAATGCGTCTATATCTTTAATATTTAACGCAATATACATTTTTCTATAAGATTCTCTTAAATCATGTAATTCAGGGGCTGCTTGTGCCATTTGTAGCTGTGTTTGGGCTAAAGTAATTCTTTGAGTCATACTAAAGATATTTGGGTCACTTACAGGTATAACATCTACAGAACTATCGAAATCGTCTCTAAATACGTTTTCTGAAGCTCCTTGTACTTGATATGGGTATTCTTTCGGTAAAAACTCACCGAATACTCTTTTTAGTATTTTAAACTCAGTTCTTTGTGCGTAATGTAATCTTTTATGGATTGCGGACATAACTCTTTGTCCTTTTTCTAATAACGCAACAGTTGTACCCACAGGGGCTTCAGAATTACCGTCTCCTGTTGGAGCTTCTACTGTAGCCGCAAATCTTTTACCAGAATCAACTAAAGCACCTAATAAAGTAGCTAAAGTGCCACTAGGTTCTTTATAAGGTAAAGGAAGGAAAGCATCTTGTAATCTTCCTCCTGGAGCGTCTACATCTCTCCATTCTCCTGGTTGTAATGGGTCATCATGCCTTTGAATATTCAGTCCACGTGATTTAAACCCTGCTGGAAGGTTAGAAAGTGTGCCTGCATCTATTAATTGACGCAAAATCGCTGTAACTGACTTAGTTAAGCCGCCCATCATGTGAATTAAGCCGAAACCGTAAAAACCTAGCCCAGGAAAAAACTTATAATGAGTAAAATACTCGATTTTCTTACGCATTGGGTCATTTTCTTTGTAATTTTGCCTAATTGCAAGAATTTCGTTGTTATCTTTACAAATAGTTACAATATAGGGCAATGCTAAGCCTGTTTCTTCCCCATTTTCGTCTACATCCTCATATCCTTCCAAATCTAGGTCAACATGCATTTCTAATAAGGTGAATTCTTCATCAGTTACCGTTCTAGTTAGTCCTTGTAACTCATCCATTTTATCATCGACTTCGGTATTCTCTGAGATAGAACCAGGAGACGACATATCGGTGTCTCTATAGAACCCTGAAACTTGTAATTTACGTAATTCGTTTTCAGTCATATGAATTACATGTGTAATTCTAGGGGATGTTAATAAATCAACAGCGTAATAAGGAACAACTAAGTCTTCTGATTTAACAAAACGTGCTACTGCACGTCCTACTGCTGGGTCGTAGTAAACTTTTTTAAATGCTGAACCTGCTAACGGTAAATAAAACAAAAGTTGGTCCATCTCTGGGTCATATTCTTCCATTTTATAAGTAATTTGATAATTCATGAAGTTTTTAACACGATTTGCTTTTTCTAATTTAACGTTATCGGTCATTCCTAAAACTTCTGTATCTACAGGTCCACCTGCAGGTAACATTTCTTTATAAGCTTGTGCTTGAAACTGAGTAACAGCTTCTGCAAGAATCGGGTGATGTACTCCTGAAGCCCCAACAAAAGGTTGAGACCTAGAATCAGCGTTTATTCCTAATAAATCTAATCCTTCGGTATACGTAGAAAACCAATCAGACCGTGAATCTACATCATCTTCATAAGAACCAACTAACTCAGTTGCTATTGTAGCTAATTCACGTTCATCTAATCCTTCGGCTAAATTTTCTCCAAACTTAGATGGAGTTTCTTCTCCCATATCACTTCCGCGAATAACAGAGCCGTCAGGTTGTATAAACATTTCAGTTTCTTCTTCAGGCTGTTGCATAATTTCTAGCTCAATCTCTTCTTGAGAATTAGGCACAGCTGCTAATGGTTGTTTTTCTATAGCCATAGTATTACATCATAGTATGATTTTGATTAATAATAAACCCTTTGTCCGTGATAGGGTTCTTCTTCTTCATAATAATCACTTGTTAATTGTAAAAACCCACCTTCCCTAAACCTAGCTAATGCTAAAGTAGTTGCATCAACTAAATCATCATTCTCTCCTGATGGAAAATCACTGACTTCTTCCATAAGTTCTTCACCGAAACGATTATCAGGAACCCAAACTCTACCATCTTGAAAAATAGGGGATACAGAATTTAATCTTGCGATTTTATCTTGTCCTTTTCCTGGACTAAAAGTATTTACAGGAATACCTACTCTACGTAATTCTTGTACTAATGGTATACCACTAGCTTTAGCTTCAATAATAACTACGTCAGGAGCCCAATATTCATATAAACGTAATGCTTCTTCTTTTAATTCAGGGAAATCGAAACGTTCTTTAACACAATCTATTAATATAATATGTGCTTCGTTACCGTGGTATATTTCGTCATTAAGTTTTCCTTCAGGATAAAATACTCCCCAAGTTGTAATAGCCGTAAAGTCAGCCCGTTCTGATTTTAAAAACGCTGTATCAAATGATTGTATTAAATAATCACATTTAGGTGGTTTTTCTTCTTCCCAAATAGTAAACCATTCTTTAGGTATAATCGAAATACCCTCACCTGTTGGTCTTTGCATATATTGAGCAGCCCATTTTCCTGGACTTACTGATGCTTTAATACTTTCTAGTTCAGGTAATTTCCAATAATTTTCCCAAAGAGGTTTACCGCTTGGTAATATAGCAGGGAACTCGATAACTTCCCATTGGTCAGCCCCTTCGTTTTGAGCCATTTTCTTAATTAGTCTACCTGTTAAATCTTTTTTATTCCAACGGGTCATAACTATAACGATTGCACCTCCAGGCTGTAACCTTTGTCGTGGACCTGCCATAAACCATTCGTAAGCTTCGTCCATCGCTTTATCAGACATAGCGTCTTGTTCTGAATGTGGGTCGTCAATAATAAATAAATCAGCACCCCTTCCAGCTAATGCACCACCAATACCCGCAGCGTAATATTCACCGCCTTTATTAGTTAACCATTTACCAGCAGAACGGCTATCCGCTTTTAGTTCTGTTTCAGGGAACAACTGTCTATATTCTTCTCCGTCAATTAAATCCCTAACTTTACGTCCAAAGTTAACCGCAAGGTCAGCCGTGTGGGTTGCTTCTATAATTTTTAATTTAGGGTTTTTACCTAATAAATACGCAGGGAACAAATGAGATGCAAACTCAGACTTTGTATGTCTAGGTGGCATGTTAATAATTAAACGTTTTAATTTACCACTAGCTATATCATCAAATGCTTTTGCCATTTTTACATGGTGGTCGCCATTAATAAATTCTTTCCATATCGATTTAACGAAATGCATAAAGGTGCTTGTTGATTCTTCTTGGAATTCACGTTTTTCTAATTCTTCTAAAAGAACAGTAAATTCTTTAGCTTCCGCTTTAGTTAAATGCGAAAGGTCGATGTTTTTTAAAGACTTTAACTTGTCTGCGTTTGATGTCATTTATTTATAAAAACTTAAAAGTTTTATTAATTCACTTATATCTTCGGGGTTTATCTGTTCACCTATTTCTAAATTTTTAGGGTCTAATGAAATAACCGTGTCGCTTTCCCCTCTCATAGGTCGTTTAGGGAATCGTATAGCGTCATAACCTTCATCTAAAAATGGTAGTGCCATATCTTTACTAAATCCTGAAGGTGTCCTTCCTGTTCCTGGAAGTCCTTTAAGCATCGCCATAATTCCTGAACTTAGTTCTGGGTCGTATACATTATTTTTTCCCCTATATCCTTGACGATAAATACTTGTTGGACCTATTGATTCATTTTTGTTAAACATCTCTAATAATCTTTCGCCTACAGGATTTCCTTTTGCTTTATTTTGTTGAATACCTTTAAAAGTTCTAGGGTCTACAATATCGTCTATATCAAAAACATTTTTAAAATTAGGGTTAATCGTATACACACTTCCTTTAGTACCCGCATTAGCTAAAAGTCTAGGGTCTGAAAGTTCTGATGCTGTATAAATTCCCCCAGTAGATTTTCCTCTTTGGGTAGGTATTGTTAAATTTTTGTCTTTATAAAAAGGTATATCGTTTATACGGCTTCCGTGATATAAAGTGTTTTGGTTTGTTAAACTAGGAATTATTTTATTTTCTAAATTTAAACCTCCTAATTTTTTACTAAGGTTTATTTCTGAAACTAATGCTCCAATACCTTTCATATCATCTGAAATACTAGTAGAAGATGTTCCTCCTGGAGGTGGTTTTCGTCCTGATTTCTTTGTAGCGTCTGCTAGTTCTTTATTTCCTCTACCTGTATTACGTATACCAAAAAGTTCGCCTTGTTTTGTTTTTAATGGAAAACCAATATCTTGTAAATTTTTTGACATTGTATCCGACGCTTCTGTTATTCTTGTTCCTGGAGATTTAGCTTTATCAGCATCCATCTTTTTTATTTGTTCGGAGCGATAGAATAGAGCATTAGCTTTATCAGCATCCATCTTTTTTATTTGTTTAAGAAGTTTTACTTCTTCTTTTTGAGAGGCTGCTGTTTCAATAGGGTCTGTTGTTTTA